AACTTTTTCTTCTTCCATTCTAGTTGCACCGAAAGATCCACAGTAGTAAACTTGAGTAGCATAACCTTTGTCAGCTCTCTCGTCTATTCTTGCTGTAACATCTTTACCAACACCTAGACCGATACCATCCATTGCATAAGCTATGCACTGTCTGTTTGAACCAGTTGTATTTAGTCTGTTAGATACGATAAAGTTAAAACCAAGGAACGAGTTGATTTCACCATTTGCCAATGCTTTGACAGTGTTGAAGTCACTTGAAGTTACCTCAGTTGTTCCTAATAAATCAGTGATTTGTTTAGGACTTACAATAATGTATCTAGCGATTGATGGATCAACTGAGTTTAAGTCAAGGATCTCTTTTGCAGATCTTAACTTACCAATTGTTAAACCATCTGTTCCACCTTCAGTTATCTTCTGTCCAGAAGGTAACGCAGTTGAAGTTGAACCAGTTTCGCCAGTGAATGCAGTTCCTAATGCAGCACTGATTATTTCATCATCCATAGCTCTTCCCATAGCGAAGGCTGCAGCTTGAGCATAAGATGAAGTTGGATCGATTAAAAGTCTTACCTTGTCTTGGTCATCGATAAGGTCAGCATATTCGTAATCCACTAATGACACTCTTCTTCTCGCATGAGGAGTATCGATTTGTGGAGTATCTGAATGTCTACTTGTTCTTTTAACAGCGGTTACTGAACCTACTTGATCAAAGAACGCATTCTTACCCACAACACTTTCAAGTCTGACTTTGTCTCTTAATAACGATCCCATTTGTTGAGATAGCATTTGAATGTTAGCAGAATACTGCTGTACAAATGCTGTAGTTATTTGGTTAGACATATTTGTCTCCTTTTGTTGTTAGTTATAGTTAAACAATCAGAAAGGTTCTCTGTCTTGCGACAGGCATCTCTTGGATTTTAAGTCTTTTAGACTACAAGTCTATTCCTTGTCGTCAGTAGGGTTCTTAGGTTTTCCCTTTTGAATTGTCCTACTCTTTACCCATTTATAATAATAATCACAAATAGGCAAGGGATCTTTTTTTTGATACTCAGTACCATTTTCTTTTACGATCCTGAGTATCTCTAATTTTATTTCTGAGTCGTTTAAATGATCATCACTTGCCATATAACATCTCTCTTAAAGTCAACATTTGTTGAACTGATTTATCATGATCTGGATGACCTTTGATGTGATATGGATGTGATCTATCTCTCATAATTTGTGAGATTTCATCTTCAACATTTTTACTTTGATTTACATTTTCAGACTCAGTTGATACCATTTTATCTTCTGATAACATCTCAGCAATCTTTGCAAAGCCTCTTACAATATTAGGATGATCTCCTAACACTGTTCCATCTTTTAAAACAGTTGTGTCTAAGAAATCTTTTCCAAAATTTGCTTGTGCAACTGCTCCGGCTTTACGAACATTTTCTTCAAAAGCTTTTCCCCATTCTTGTCTAAGTTCTTGAGTGGCTTGAGCTTGAGCTGTTTCGCTATCTACTTTTGATTGTTGTGCAGATCCTTCCATAATGTTTTTATAATATTCAAGAATACCTTGTGCTTGTTTATTATTTAAACCTAATTTATGTGAAGTCTCGGCAAAGGTTTTGACTGCGTTTTCATCAATTGGAACAATTTCTGATTTAACTTCTAGTTTATATTTATCAGCTGATTCTGGTCTACCTAATTTGGTATAGACTTCATTCCATTGATCTTCAGTTGAATTTTCATTCGGCACTGCAACCTTATCTTGTCCAATCATTTTAGTTGCGTTGATGTATGATTTTGCTAACGCATCTAGTTCTGTAAATTTAGAAATGTTTGGATCTTCTCTAAACTCTGGAGAGATTGCTTCTTTCCAAGACTTCGCAACAGTGGGTTGTTCAGTAGTTGAAGAGATTGGTTGTTGTGCTGTTTCTGTAGTAGGTTGTGTTGTCTCTGCTACAGGCACAGTTTCCTGTGTTATCTGTTCTTGTGACATTGTTATTTTCCTTTTTCATTATCGTTTTGGAGCATTGATTTAATAAATAGAAGTACACTCCTTTGACCTTCCATATATGCACTCTCATGACTATCCCCTTTAACATTAGTGGTAGACCAAAAGTGGCATCGTTTTTCTAAGTCAGACAAAACTAATTTACCTTCGTCTGAATTAAAAATTTGTTTATAAGCTTCTCTTAATTGTTGAACTTGTTTTTCAAATTGTTTTAGTGAGTCCATTACTCAACTGCTGCATTCGCAACTGCTTTAGCTTCTTCTGGTAAAGCTTTTGCGAGTGGTGCTAGTTTTCCTCCTGCTTCTGCTGCTTGTTGTAGCTGTTGCATTTGTTGCATCTCTGCTTGTTGTTGTTCTTTTTGTTTTCTCTCAGCATCTAATTGAGATTGTGATTTTAAAATTTTTTGTGGCACACCTACAATGTCTGCTAAGTGTCTAACCAGTTTATCCATATTCACATGATCAAATACAGGAGCAACATTTGCTAATGATCCCATAATTTCTATTGCTCTCATAATCGATTGTAACTCTGTAGATTTTTGTGCTTTAGCTAGTGGAGATACATATTCAATTTCAATATCTTTACCTGCTAAGAAATCAGGTGCTGGTTGGAATAAATTTTTTCTAAGAATAATATTAAAGGTTCTATCAATTAATGGTTTTAATAATTCAGATTGTAATCTACCTAACACTGGACCAAGTAATCTCATCTTCTCTTCATTCCTTTGAATAACTTCTGTTGCTGTCATTTGAGGACCATTCTGCATCATCAACTGGTTCACATAGAAAGCATTTCTAATTGAATCTCTTCTTTGCTCTTCCATGTTTAAACCTAGTGGAGTATTTGCACCAATGTTTAAAGGTTCAATTCTATCTCTTGTACCTGATCTATAAAAGTTTAATCCACCAGGAACAGTTCTTACTGGTAAAATAAATCCATCATCTGGAACAAGTAAAGGTGGATCAACTTGTTTCTGTGCAGATTTAATTGTAGTCTTAGACATTTCATTTAACATCTTCACATCCGGCAATGCTGTCATCGCAGGTGATCTTCCATAAATTTCATGTGATGCTTTTAAATATCTTGGAACTACAAATGGAAATTCTCTAAATCCAGATACTGATAGTTCTTCTCCTTTGGCTGTCATATAAACAGATTCAAAAGGCATATTAGATCTATCTTGTTTATTAGGATCAAAATCTGATCTTGGATATATTGCATGAATAATATCTATTTCTTCATAAGGATCTTTTTTAGCGATCACTTCAAAGTCAGGTGATGTTCCAAATTTTTGTATTGCAGCTCTAACAGATAATTTAAACTTTCTAAATACTGTATCAATTCTACCTTTATCATTTTCAGCAATATAAATTTCATTGATGTGTCTTGTAGAAAATTTAATTACATCTTCTTCATCTTCTTCAATAAACATTGCTGCTGTACCAAACGTAATTAGATCGTGATACAATTCAAATATTTCTTGTTGGAAGTTTGATCTATTGAATGCAGAGTACATAGTCTCTGTTGCAGACTCTAACCATTCTTTTGCTTCATCTTCATTTTCCATATCCTCTTCTTTGAATCTTAAAGAGAACCAAGGAGTAGAAGGATTAGTCAACATTCCATGAAGGGATGCTGCTAATAATTCTACAGCTTGTAATGGAGAAGAATCAAAAATGAGTTCAGTTCGTTTATCACCTCTTGATCTTAACTTAGTTACATCCGCTTTTCTTGGCATCATGTAGTCTGCTACTTCTTGCCAATGCGTTTCCCAGTTTTGTCTTTGAGATGTTAAACGATCAAATCGTTTGATTAAACTTTTTGTTAAATCTGTTTTTGCCATTTTAACTTCCTAATAAACTTTGTCGACCTAGAGTTAAAGTTTCATCTTCCACACCTTTTGGTCCAGTCAACACAGTTGCTGATCTACCTTTCCTCTTAGCTCTTAAAGAATCTTGTCCATCCATGCTAGTCGCTGTCGCTTGAGATACTTCCGGAGCTGTAGGCGCAGGAGCAGGAGCTGGAGCTGGAGGCGGTGGGGGTGATGGTCTAAATACTGATCCCATATTACTTCCCAAATGTTAGAGTTGATTTAGTTTCTTTTGTATCTTTTGGATTTGATATTTTTGCATCTTCAATTTTTAATTTTGCAACATTATCAAATTTAACTTCTTCAGTTAAATACAAAATATCTTCTTGTTTTTTTTTAAAAATTTTTTTTATCAATTCAAACATTATGATCCTAATAAAGTTTTCTTTTCAACATCTGCTTCTTCTTCTGGTCCTAATGGTCCAGTTAAGATTGTTGATTTTCTGCCTTTCCTTCTTCTTTCTCTTTCTGCTTGTTCCGCAGCTATTCTAGCTTTTTCCTCATCTGAAACTTTAGGTGGTTCAGGCGCAGGAGGCGGTGGCGGCAAAGGTGGCATTTTTGGTTTAAATAATGATCCCATAATTATATTATCCTATAACTATTTTCTGCTACAACTTGTGGAGCAGATTGTCTAGTATTTAATTCTTGTAACCCAACCGCTAGATACCTCATGCTATCACACGCATGACTCGACCAGTCATGGTTAGGCTTAGAACGAAACATACGATTTTTATCAATATATTTCCTATGGTAATGTCTTAACGCATCTATCAACTTTTTGCAATGGTCAACATCAATCCAACATTTCGGTAAAGTCATGGTGGTTGCGTGGATGCCATCTTCTAATGGGATCTTAGGAACTACCTTAAATCTTACTCCCAACTGATAAGCCACCTCTCTTCTAGTTTTTCCATTAGAAAAATCGGTTACTTCAATATCATGCGGAGCATAATGATCCTGATAAATATAATCTTTTTCCTTAATAATCTGTATATAATGCGGCAACCCCTGTCCACGTTCCTCATAATAATCAATTATATTTATTGCTCTTCCAAGCTGTTGAAAGAAAATAATTGCAGTATGATCAGACACTCCTAAGTCCCATGAGGTGGAGACTGGCAAGGAGGGATCATAAGGCACTCGTGTGATTTGTCGTTTATCCTCTAGGTCTGCGATGATGTCTGCGTAGATCGATCCTTCAATATTTGCAATCCAGTCACATTCAAATTCTTGTAAGTATTTCTTTTCTCCCATAACTTCTTTTGCCTTGACCAACTCTTCTTCATCTACAATCTTAGTTTCACTAGCTTTAGCTTTATAAGAAAACCAATCGTCTGCTCCTTGTGCGTGTTGATACAAATCGTAAAAATTATTATTCATACCGGCTGGTGTTCCAATAAAGACGCAGTATCCTTTTCTATCAGACAATGCAGGTCGGATGATTTCAGGAAACAATTTATCTGAGACATTAGCATACTCATCAATCACACATCCATCTAAGTAAATTCCTCTAAGACCATCAGAGTTTTCAGAACCTAATAAAGTTATTCTTGAACCATTTGGCAGATCTACTCTAAGTTCTGTTTCGTTAAACTTAGTAAATGGAATCTTTGCAGTAAACTGTTTGATGTAGTCCCATGCGATGGCTTTGGCTTGTTTAAAAGTTGGCGCTATGTAAGCAAACCTTGGGTTTTTATTTTTAGATAAAAGCGCGGATCTTATTAAATGATTAATCATGCACACTGTCTTGCCGAACCTTCTATGGCAAACCAGTACAGACCATCTGTATTTATCTATTTGTTTATGTAAGAGAGCTTGTTGTCTCCGCGGGGTATAAGGTATTTTTATGTCCATAAAATTTTAATGAACCATTTTGCTCTTCATCTCATAATTCATGGAATGATATTCAAATCCTAATTGCTGCATTGCAAACATGGTAAATAACTCCGCAGACTCGTTATTAGGCATACCAAAAAACTTAATTACAACATTATTAGTTTTTTCCTCAATATAACAAATACAATCCATATCTTCCGAGGTAAAATAATTCATATACTACATCTAGTGTACTTGAGGTGGTTTGGCAAGGTGAAGATGTGGCTGTTTGTCTAAGGGAGTCCTCGAGTCCCATGTATATATACATTAGAAAGTTACACCTGTTACGCGGTCATGGGGGTGTGTGCGCGTTCCTAATTTACTTCAAAACCTCTAAGAATTTTTTACTATTACCGGTAATCCTTTATTATCACTATGACAACTTGGCATTATATATGTAACTTTGCTCATCCGATCATTAACACAGGTGGCGCGGTGGCGCGTTCTCTGTATTAGGATACCAACATAATCACCATATCAAACCAACCTAACAACCATTTATTAATGGCGCGTGAACCATAAATATTATTTTAAATTAACTGTTGACAATATGACAATAACAGATTATATATTAATTAAACTTAAATGGAGGTTAAATGAAAACAAATAAAGTAATATATAAAATGCTTACAGAGAACACCGGTGTTCACATGTGTGATAGTGGTGGTGAGAATGGTCGACATTGGCAGCAAAATCAAAAAAAGACAATGAAAGATTTTGAGCAAGAACCATACACAACCAATGATGATGGTATTATAACTAAATCTTTATATCATCACTTAAATGAAAGCTTAGAATATTTGCCTGAGCAGACTAATATGTTTAATGCTTGGGTAAAATCTAATAAATATGACTGGGTTAAAAATCCTGAAGGTCGAAGTCATATTATTTCAGATGTTCAGGAGTTTATGGATCAATATATATATCCTGAAAGCAAAGCAGAATGCACATACACCTATAATTTTGATAATTGTTTATCTCAAGATATACAGTGGATTTCAAGCGGTGATTTATATGAAAATAATATCATTGCGCTTTGCATCCATAATGGTGCAGATGCTCGAGGTGGAATGACCGATTACAAATTTTTTAAAGTTGATCCAGACACGTTCTATTTATTCGATGAGGAGATCTATAAAGAGGATCAAGAAGTAGCCTAGTTAACCACCATTAAACCCCTAATTAATTAATTTTAGTTAGGGGTTTTTTTTATGTGTTGACATAACGTCAATAATAGATTATATACAAATCATAAACTTAAAATGGAGTTAATATGAACTTAAAAATAATATCAACCGGTGGCGATATGCACACCGGTGGCTTATGTGATAAGCCTACTGTAATCAATATTGATTACCGGAATAAAAAGTCTGTTGATGCTTTTTTAAAATATCAAAATGAATTTAATTTAAAAGCATTAGACAAAAACTTTCCTAATAGAACAAGTAACAAGATTTATAAAAAATTATTGAAATCTTTTTTAAGATTAAAAGATTTGAATATCTTTACTTGTAAATGGGATTTTAGAACACAATGGACATACTTGGAGGAATAATGATTATTAAAGCTAAAGACTATAAATCAATTACTGATTTATTAAAAAAGAAATACAAAAAAAACTTTTATGATTTTGAAGATTTTCAAGATGTATTAATTAAAATAAGAAAGCGAGGAATAACATGGAAAACTTAAAACTTAAAAAAGAAACTATTAATATGCCAATAGAAGTTGAGCATTATGGTTGGTATTCAAATGATTATGATTTTGGAGAAAAATATAAACCTTATAGAGATTGGATTGAACAAAAAAATCATGTTGTATGGGAAGAATATCATCCTGGAATGTTAGACCATGACACTTCAATTATGCAAAGATTTTGTGATGTTAATAATTTAAGTATTAATTGTCATTATGATGAAAAAAGTGATGGAATATATTTAATTAAAATTCAAACTAAAAATTAATAAACAACTAAAACAGGGGAGAAAATAACAATGAAAAAATATATGCTAATACGATTTGAACAAAAATATGGGGAGTTCGATATTGAGCATCGATATACCTATTCAAAAGACTGGTACGATAAACAGAGTTATGAGGATATACTGTGCCAGTTTTATTGCTGCGATAAATCGGATTTATATTGCTCAAATTATGAGTGTAATAAAACTGCTGCTGAAGGTTGCGACTGTGATAATGGAGAATATGAGAAGGGGGATACTTTAGTCAGTATCTATGGTGAACAAGAAATAGACGAACCTACCGCTAAATTAATTAATGATTTAGGGTTAAGTTATATTCATTATGATAAAAAAGAGGAGGCTGCATGATGATATTTGGTAAAACTAAATCAGACTGGAAAGCATTGGAGCTATACTATAGACGTGAATGGATTTGTTTTGTAGTTGGATTTATTCTTGGATCATTAATATTTTAAAGGAGGTAAGGAGATGTATATAAATGAGTATGAAATTGCTACTGTTGGGACTAAATACGATGGTAACAAAGAGAAAAAAAATCAAGTCTTAACTCATGTTCATTCAAATGATGGTATTCAGTTAAATGAACTAACTAGACTTATTGAAGCCTATGATGATACTGTACACAGACATGGTTCTGCTGATGTTAA